TCAGCATGTGCTTGATCAACTGGAGATATCAACATCCATAAAGTCAAGAGCAAACCTACTAATCCAGATTTGATGAGAAGTGATTTTATTTACCTTTCCCCCTTATGCAAACAATGTCTGCTAGGATGATTATACCATTTTATTAAACAAAAAAGAGGGCTAGCACTTGGCTAACCCCCTTAGTTGTTGGTTTAAATTACTTCTTTAGTGCAACCTTAGCCTTTGGGAACTTAGCGTTCCACTTCTTTGCCAATGCGTTGTACTGTGCAACATATGTAGCCTTAGCAAGATCTGATGCTGCCTTTGCAGTTACTGTTGCTGAATCAGATGCTGCCTTTGCGTCTGCAAGTGCCTTATCTGCTGCAACCTTATCTGCTGCACGTCCTGCCTTCTCTGCTGCAAGTGCTGCATTAGCAACTGCTAGTGCTGAGTTAGCAACTGCAAGTTCTGCGTTCTTTGCTGCAAGTTCCCCTGCAAGATCACGAACTGCTATTGTTGCAACTACAGAACCTACTGGCGCTGAAAGGCCTGTAACGGCTGCTGCTACTGTTGCGTATGCTGTAACAGTAACTGAACCTGAAGCAGGAAGTGTAACTGTCTGCTCCTTAGTTCCAATAGTTGCTGTTGCTGTATCTGTTACAAGGGCTGTTGCTGTTGCAATACCGTTTGCAGATACTAGCGTATTAACAGTTACACCACTCTTAGGATTACCAAATACGTCAAAAGCAGATACCTTAAGTACCTGTGATGTACCTGCTGCTCCTGATGTTGGTGCAGAAAGTGTAATAGAGTTTGCTGTTGCTGCAGAGTTTGAGCCCTGCACATAATAAATTGTTGTAGTTCCAGCACGTGTAACCGATACTGTTCCTACTGCTGTACTTTTAGTATATACATAAAAGTCTGCTGAATTTCCAGTTCCTGTTGCAACTGAAAGTGTTGATGTTCCAGATGATGCTGTTACTACTGTAGTTCCAGTTAGAGCAGGAACAATTGTTGCATTTGTTGCAACTGCTGTTACTACTGTTCCAGTGTCTACTGCTGTTACAGCAATCTTCAATGCATCTGCTGCATCGATACTGTTGTCTGCTGGCACTGGTAGTGATACAGGAGTTGTTACTACTGTTCCACCTGTTGCTGCAGATCCCGCTACCGTTAGGGTAACAGTTCCAGCGTTTGCTTGCGCTGCTGGCGATACGAGCATTGTGCTAGTCAGGGCTGCAGCGATGATTAGCGATACTTTCTTGAATGAATTCATTTTATCTCTTTTCTTGTTATAGTGTTTTTAGTCCAGCCAAATAATCTTCAATGTCTTTTAATTGGCTAGGTTTATATTGTATCACATTGCGAGAATCCATGTCAAATTGCTCCTCTGGAGTCTTTGGCCTATCCTTATAGGTATGGACTTCTATCTCAGTATTTATATCTTTTGGGGTATGTGATATTGCCCCAAATATTGCTCCACACACAGCATCAGCCAAGTCCTTTGACTTCTTGCGTGGGTGATCAACTCTGTCATTTTTCATAATCTTTAACTGGGTTAGTTCTTCAAACAAAAGTTCGATTGCTGGCATTACTAGCCTCTCTTCATAAACAAGCATTGCCATATCTTCATAATGTTTTTTAGCAACAGAAACAGTATCAGTTCTCATTCCAACCTGATTCAATTCATTCTGAATATCAAATGACTGCCAACGGTCAAAAGAAACTAGGCCAACATCAAACCCAAGTCTTCTAAGGTTTTGAATCCACTGCTTCACCTCTGAAAGATTAACGGGGCCTTCAATCTTTGGCTCCCACCATGCTACTGCATCTACTACTACAATTGGTGCTACCTGTTCGTAGTTATTAATTACTTGGATATTTACCCATTTTTCTACATGGGCGATTGCTACCGCACACTTGTCATGCTTTTGTGCAAGGTCAGCGTGTACATAATATTTTTTAGTTGGATCTGGTTTAAATGACTCATCAAATCTTTTAAAAGCGTCTATTGGATTTCTTGTTGTCATACAAGATCTTACCTTATCGTGCTGCTTAAAGAATGCATCTGATGCAAATGTTGGTACACAAGCAAAGCGCATCATTGCATCTCCAAGGTCTGTCATGAATGCAATCTTAAAATCATCAATCTTTCTTGTTGGGTTTACTTCCCATGTTGGTCTCTTGAGTGCAAAGACCCCAGGATATTTATATGAAACTATATGATCTTCATCCCAAGCGATATCAAATGTATTGTCTGCACTATCTTCTGGAAGCAATGGATTAATTACAAACTTATGTGTACGATCTATAACTTCTTTTTCAGAGATTACTGCATCATACTTTTCTGAAATAAAGTCTCCTGGATAACGTGGGAATGAAAGCAAAACGACTTTGCCAAGGTCAGGGAAACGGGAGTCAACAGATCCACGGAAAGCCTTATATATATTATCTGCGGTCTTTCCTTGATCATTTCCTGTACCAACCTCGGATGCAAAACCTGAAATCTCATCAAGAACTGCAAGCAAAAGATTTAAACCCTCGTGTGACTCACGTTCTGAGTGTCCAGAGTAGACAGTAATAGATTTATTAAACTCAATTGAATCTGCTTTAGCATAGTATTTTCCAGCAAACCATGGTGACTTTTCAATTTTTGTTTTAAAACCTTTAAAGAAAACGTTCTTTGCCTGTTGTGCGTTAATAGCAACGTTGATTAAGTCAATAGCATCTCCAGAAGGCTTGCCAAAGTATTTTGCTGGGTCTTTTAAGCATAGTAACTTATATACAATGTATGAACATGCTACGGTTGATGTGAAGTCTTTTCCAGATCCCTTGCCAAGTTGCAGAATGATTTCGTTCTTTGTGTACTTGTCGTAGTATTGGGATCCTTCTTCTTCCCCCATTAATTCTATCAAGTCTTCTTTTCTATATATCTGACTCATTGCCTCAACAATGTCATACTGGATATCAGACAAGCCAGGCTGGCCAAGGAAGGCATCACCCTCAACAAATGTTTTGGCGTCTACTGGAATCTCTTCAAAGTTATTATCTTTGAGGGCTTCTAAAAATTCATCATACATCTTGAACCACAGTTATAACTTCATCTTTTTTAGCAATAGATGAAAGTCTTTTCATAATCTCGTCACGAACTTGTGGATACTCTGACGCAATATCTTTTAGGATTGACATTAATACCATCTGTCTATTTTCAATCTCAATCATTTCATCAGCAAGTTCTTTATTCTCAAGAAGCCCTGCTTTCTGAAGCATGTCAATTCTTTTTGATTCAATGTCCATGACCAGTTTAATTGCCTGAGTTTTTGCTCCAAGGTTATTGGTCATTGATGCCTCATCAATTACTTCGTAAGACTTTGATATAAGTTTGCTGTAGTGTGTATCGGCAGCAGCAAGTGCTTCTTTAGCACGTGCTCTAATTGCATCGTTTGCAGATGCCATAACTTTCCACTCATTAATTAATGTCACAACACGTGTGCGTGGAATATCCAGTTGTTTAGAAATTACTGTTGGATCATTCCCCTTTAGGTACTCTTCAACAACAAGGTTAACTTGATCAAGATGTTTAACTAGATCTTCTTCAGTCGACATGATTTAACTCCCTTGCTATCTTTAATAGTATAAGGTAACCAATCAAATCATCAATATCGTTATCGCCAATGAATGCTCCGCCTCTGGTAATCCTAGAAAGTTTGTCATCAATTCGAACATGTAACTGTTCAATATTATCAGAGATAGAAAAAATCCGAACTGGATTTAGCGCTGAGTCTCCGTAAGATTTATTTTTTGTAATAAGCATATCCTTGATCTCATCACAAACCTGACCAATAGTAAACTGTGTTTCAGAACTCATCGTCTATCTCCTCTTCTAGATCCCAATCAAAAATTTCTGGTAGGTTCTTAAGTGTTAAAAGTGTATAGGCCAGTCCAGCAGACATGACTAATGATAAAATAACTAATGCCTTACTTGTATTTTTCATCGTTTTGATTTCCTCAATCCAAATTTTGCAAGGTAGACGTAGATAGTTTCTATGCTCACTCCACACTCCTTTGCAATCTCTTCTGGTGTCTTCTTATCCATAACATATCTCTTACGCATAAAAGACTCACTTGTATATAGTTTAGCAGCCATAGCGTTATTTGTCAACCCTGCCAATTGGCTTCATCTTGTCCCAGTATCCCCCAGGATTTCCAACATACACCTGTCCAGTTTCACGATCTACGAGTATCCATTTTTCTGGACACAGGGTTCTAACGGTAAGGATTACATCCTCTTCTTCTTGTTTAAAGTTAAATGGTTCCCGACTCATAACTGTACTGCTTTCTCCCAATTATTAATTGCCCAATGACCTATCCCGCAGGCATCTGCAACATCGTTATCTGTAATAGTTCTATCATACATTGTATTAATATATCGAATAGTCCTCTGTTTTCTTAAATCTCTTTCATAAGTCTTAAGCCATGACTCCGACTTGCCAGGATTTTGAGACTTAATGTATAACTTTTCATCAGTGGATATTTTTTTATTACCTATAAAGTTTTGCCATGTAATTGGGGCAACCCTGCCTATTACTTTTGTACCAGTCAAACCTGCAGCGCCAAGGATCGACCCTTGGACAAGTGCTAGGTCTGCTGCTGTTTTTGGACTATTCATAAACACAGTATGCTCAATCACTATTGCTTCAAAACCTCCATAGTAATCAAAGAATGCCTTTACCTTTTTCCCAGCATCCATAACTTTTTCATAGGTATTATTGCCTTGAAATTTAATCTTTCCAACAGCGCCAAGAGTTTCCTGTTGCGTATCAAAAAGTGCAAACGCCAAACTATTGGTACTTGCGTCTATAGCACAAATACTTTTTGGAAGGTTCTGATCTATTAAGGACAATTTCATTCTTTTGCCATCCGCTTAATTTCTTTTAAAACCTTTTTTACATCTGATGGATTAATGTTACACTCAAAACAAATTGGCTCATCGTTGTATATCGATAATTCAAGTTGACAATTTTTACATAAACGTTTTTTGCCTATGCGTTTTTGTCTTCTTGCATGAAGATATCTTGATGCAATCTTTTGCTTTGTTGCAGCCTCTCGACATATTGTAGAACAATATACCTGATAGGATACGGTAGCCTTAAATTGGTTGTCGCACCAATTACAATTCTTCATCCAATGACTCCAAGGATTTGACTTTAAGATCCCCTTCGCCTGCTGACGCACACGCCTTTTGTACTGGGCATGACTTGCATATCTTGGAATTTGCTCTATAGTTTTTCTTAGGAAGAGTTCTATCTACCCAAGCCCTACGAACTTCTCTCATCCAATCAAATGCCTGGTCTACCCACCGACGGTAATGATCGTTCACTGTTACGGGAAGAACTAGCAACTCGTGATTATTTTTATTTTCATAAATAAGAACACCCTTTGATTTCTTAAGGATCTTCATATAAATAAGTAATTGAATTAAGTGTCCAGTCTTTGGCTTTCGCTTTGCTTTGCGATATTCAAATCCCTCACTCATCATTGTTTTAATTTCTCCAACAATTTGCTCATCGCCCCAGTTAAGCATGGCATCTCCATATCCAAAGATAGGAGGATCCTGATTAACAATCTTAAACTCTGTTGTTGGATTATCATTTGCATCACGGAATATTTCCGCAATACCAGAAGCCATCATTGCATCTTGAATTCTATCATGAGACTTTGTACCAGCAGTCATGTTGGCAACACCATAAGCATCATTGTTATCTTCAAATGTTTGACCATCAAAGGCGAGATACCAGTATCTAGGACACTCTCCGTGCCCATAGGCAATCGTTGATGGAGCAAAGGTCTTCTTTTGTGTATGCTTAGGTCCACGTCCTTCAAGGTATCCAGACTGGATCTTTTGAACCATTTCCGTTGTATCAAAACTGTCCGCTGGAAGTGGTTCTGGTTTAACCATTATTGATTTTAGTAAATTTTTTGTCATTGTTTTTATTCTCGTTTCCGTTCATATAAGTATAGCAGAAATTATCTAGTTGTGTACTTTAATGCAGAAACAAGATTGTTAATTGCTTCGGCTGCGGTGTAGTATAAGTTTTTCTTTCCACGATCTGACTTATCTACATTGGCCATCCATGTAGCCTTTAGTGCCATTTTTGCTGCGATTGCTTGAAGTCTAACTATCTCAACAGTCGCAACATTTAGTGGGATATCTGGTTTAAGGATAACCTTGGCAATAAAAGTTAAAGCAGTTGTAAGTTCTTCGTCATTCATGTAGTCTGCAATTTCTGACAGACCGTTTATCATATCTATTGTTGTATTGTTTTGTTCCATTTTTATCCCATCGATTTCTTTGATATTCCGTCTCTTAATCCTTCTTCTTCCCAAAGTTTAAACGCTGCCTGCATATCTGGTCTTGACTGAAGTTCATCAAGATATCTTTTTCTTACGTCTGGGCTATGCTCTGGGTCTATTGGATTTTTATCTCCAGTAAATCTATAACTATTTGTTGGACAATAGTCCATACTGATAATCTCACAGAACTCTCCCTCTTTAAATTTACGCTTTGGTCTCCAGTGTATCTGATTCACTGCGCTAAAGACAATAGTCTGACCACCACTGAGTGAATACTTAGTAAAATTACTTGTATCGTTCCAGTTGCTTACATATAGGTCCCACTCAATGTTTGTGTCTGGGCAATAGTTTATTGTTACAAGATTTTCATCTGCATCAAGATGTGGTGGTAGCGCTGGAGAATTATCTCCGTATCCATACTTTAAGTTATAGTCAATATAATTCCAATGGCATAAGGCTATGTCTCCATTATAAAGTGGCTTAGCAATTTCGTCCAAACGCCTTTCACAGTCTTCTGGCATATCAAACTCAATTAAAGTTCTTGACATATTCTTTGCTATCTTTGGCTGAAACCTACTTCTAAATTCAGAAGTTCTAATATACCCATCTTCGATCCTGTCCCCAATAATAAATGGTTCAATTTCACGATTAGTTTCAATTAGATCTCTAATTTTTTTATCTTGATCTGATGTAAAAAGGTTGTCTATATAAAAAGGAAGTGGCTGATTATATTTCTCAAACCCCGTAAGGTATTTGTGTAACTCAGCCATTACTGTCCCTCATATATTTTAATAAAGTGCTTTGCCTTTTCGTTCATCTCGGCATTAACTTCTGCACCCTTTGGCTTTGCATCAGTTTTTCTTAAGTGAAAAAAGATCATATCAACAAAGTCTTCGCTAGAGAATATTTTTTTAGTTCTCCAATGAATCTGGTGCGTTCCAGAAAATGTCAAAGCCTGATTATCCTCCAAGGCATACTCACGCTCTTCAACTACTAAGGGCCAAGAAGTATTGGATTTCATTTGGTAGTCAAATGTAAACCTAGGCTCTTTGAATGTTTCATCGTAGTGTGGGGAAAGAAATGGTGCGCCAATTGATCCATCTTCATTTACAATATTCGTATATCTTGCAAATTGATACTCAGATATCATCAAGCCAGTTTCTCCAGAAATGTTTTCACAATACTTTATTACTTTTCTTTCAACTCCTTCTGGCAATTTAAAATCAGAAATTTTTTGATTAAATCTTTTCATTACATACTGTTGAGAGGGAGTCTCAAGCATTTTATATATTTCTTGAATTTCTTGCTCAGTTAAAACATTGTCAACTATCTCATTTGCTTCATCGTATTTCATATTTTTTCTCCTATGTCTCGTCTAAAATCTCTAATTTCTTGTTCAAGTTTTTTATCATCAATAACTTTTGGAGAATTTGGAGTAAACATTTCAAAGAATAAAACCTTTACAAAATCTCCTTCGTTCCATTTTCTAATTGTTCTCCAGTGATAATCCTGTCTTGGATAAAGCATTAAGATTCCATTATCTGGTATTGTGTAAAGGTCTTTATTGCTTCCGACCTGCCAAGAAATGTTTGAGTCGAGTTGATATGTTAAAACAACACCTGCTCCTCCTGTATGGGTTATCTCTCCGTTCCTGATTGGGTCCCGATCCTTATGTACCTCAAGGATTGGCTGACCATACTTTAAATTATATTCTGCATATGTAACACTTATAAGTCTTTCAATTTTTAAATCTAATTGACAATTTTCTTTTGCTAAACTTACAACCTTATTAACAATATGCGATGGCAGTTGAAGTTCATTTATGTCAAGTCTGCCAAGGTTATTTCTCTTTATTCTTATAATTTTTTTCTCATGCCAATTACTATCTACGGCGTCATCCCACTCAACAATCTCACGGGTAGCAAGTTCTTTATCTATTGCCTCTTGAATTTCTTTAATTTCATCTGAGGTAAATACATTATCGATCTGATTATTTCTCATAATTATATTATACACCATCCACAATCTGCTCTAATATACTCATCTCAATTACTGCAAGTCTTACTTTGGCATTGCCCTCTCCAATAATAACAATAATTGCTGGATCATTGCCATTCTTAATGGCATCTGTTGTTGCCTTTGCCCATACCGCTTTATTTAATGTAAAAGATTTTCCAACCTCTTTAAAATCTACAGTAAAGTTTTCCCAGGAGGCATCACCTTTATGGGTTCCTCGACCAGAATTCTTGTGCTGCTTGGCACCTATTCTTTTACTTTCACTCTTCTCCGTCAAAGTCACTCTTCTTTCTTCTTCCAAGATACACTGTTGTTAAGTGCTTATCTTTACACATCCAAGTTAATGTCTTTGTTTCAGCATAACATCTTAGCGTTGGAACAATTACTTTGCAGGTATGGCAAACCCACTGTCCAGAATAAACTGTATACGAAGCCATTTATAACAATCTGCTCATCAAGACAACTTTTTCTTTAGATCATCCTGCAAGTCAAGATCTTCTCTAACACGATTGATAAAGCCATCTCTACCCTGAACCTTAGTTCCATCTGGAAGTAAATACCACGCACCAGTTCTTTCAACTAAGCCTACTAGTTCTGCTGTATCAACAAGATCTCCAACTGCATCTAGGCCGATTGAGTCTCCTCTGAAATAGAAATCATATTCTCCTGATTGAAAGCCTGGAGAAGTTTTTGAGAACTGAAGTTCCCACTTAATCTTTCTTCCAACTTTTTCCTCAATCAACTTATCTCCTACCTTAATCTTTCCTTTAATCGCCTGATTGTCGGACTCGGAACTAAATAACTTAATAATGCAAGAGGAATAAAACTTAGTAGCCTGACCACCAGAAGGCTGCTGACTAGTATACATAGCATTAATATTATTGCGAGACTGACTAATAAGCACAAGCAGAGTAGGCTTAACTTTATTATTAGCATAGTTAAGCATCTTCCATGCATTGCTAAAGTCACGGGATTCTGCTCCAATCTGTTTTGTATTTTCCAAGGCCTTCATCTCATCAGTATCTTTTTCAAAATAGATTGCTGGAAGCATTGATGTAATAGAGTCTACCACAATTAAGTCTACTCCAGCATTCATTAATCCAACGCCTACGTCTACCATATCACTGATAGTTCTTGCCTGTGAGTAGATTAATTTTTCTGGATCTACCCCGAGTTGTCTAGCCCAATCTTCTGAGTATGACATTTCTGAATCAATCCAAGCACATAACTTTCCTTCTGCCTGGGCCAGAGCAATCATCTGAAGACACATAGAAGACTTTGCAGAGGACTTTGATCCCCAAATAAGAACTTGTCTTCCGTATGGCAAGCCACCGCCAAGAGCCTTATTTAATCCAAAACTTGGCGTTGGCTGAAATTCATACGAAACTCCAACACCAGTGCCTAATTTCTTTCTCAACTTTGGATCTAGTTGTGCAAACGCTTCTTCTAAACTAACCGACATGTATATCCTCCAATGTAACTGTCCCGTCTTTTGTCTTTCCAAAACTAAATTTATAAGACTTTCCTTCTTCTAGATTCATGTATGCCCTAGCAAAAGATGTAGGGAATACCGTGATAGAGTGAAGATCTCTAGATGTGTCAGCAAGTGTTAATGATGCCATCTTCTTTCCAGTTTTTGTAATCCTTGGTTTAAAGGATACCACAAACATTTCCTCCTCTGTAAAAGGTAACTGCTTGTAACTAAGAAACTTTACCAGCGCATTGCTTGATGTTTTTATTTCATCAGCAGGAACTGCAGATACAATCCTATTATCGTTTGCAAGAATAAGATAAGTACGACCAGTCTCAATAGTGGTTGCTTCTTCATCAAATATACCAACACTCCCAGTCTTGTCCAAAACTTCAACTCGTGACCATCCTGTTCCTCGCTTAATTGATTTTACCATACCTAGAAGGATATAAGATCCCTTCTCTTCAAAATCACACACGTCCTGAATAAATGCGTAATAGTGTGAGGGAATAGTAATATTAAATTCTGGAAGGTTTAAATACTCGTAAAGGTTTTCTTTAATCTGAGTATCATTTCTTTCATTGTCTGGAAATGTTAGTGCGCCAATCATATTCATAGCCTGTAGTGCACGGCTATTAACTCCATTACCTTTTGTAAAAGTAAACTCTTCTACTTCCTTATAAGATTTAAAAGGTCTAGCAGCAATATATTTTTCAGCAATGTTATTAGAAATATACTTAATTGCAGTAAGTCCAAACCTAATACCCTTGCCTTCAATTTTAAAGTCAAAGTCGGAGTCGTTGATGTGTGGAAGTTTTACTGAAATGCCCATACGCTTTGCCTCAATAAGATATCCAGTTCTATTGTCTTTGTCTTTCTCATTCTTTAGAAGAGCAAACATAAACTCAAGTGGATAATAATACTTTAGCCACGCCGTCCAATACGAGAGCGTAGAGTAAGCAACCGCATGAGACTTGTTGAACGAGTACCCAGCATGCGCTTCGAAGTCGTGCCATAGATCACGAGCCTGATTGGGACTAATAAAGGCAGAAGCACCCTCGACAAACCTTTCTTTGAACTCGTCAAAGTCTTTAGCATCTTTTTTCTTTCCAATGATTTTTCTAACTTTATCTGCTTCCGACATGGACATTTGTCCAAGGTGTACGCATGCTTGCATAACTTGCTCTTGGTATAGGATGCAGCCATAAGTGTCCTCCGTGAATGGTTTCATAATTTGGTGACTATAAGAAACGTTTTGCTTTCCATGCTTACGTGCAATATAGTCTTTGCCAATTGTATTCATTGCTCCTGGTCTAACTAGTGCGTTAGATGCAGCAAGTTCGTTAAAATTCTTTACCCCCATTTTTATAAGAAGGTTTGTATATGGAGTTGCTTCACACTGGAATACACCTTTAGTGTATCCATCAGAAAGCATTTCATAAACTTTTGGATCTGCAAGATCAAGAGAGTCTAAATTAATATCCTTATAGTGGTTTTCTTTAATCATTGCAACTGCATCCTGAATAACGCTTAGCGTCTTTAGTCCAAGTGCGTCAATCTTAATTAGTCCAATTCTTTCCGCTTCTTCCATGTCGACTCCAACCACTGGAATCCTATCGTCAGATCCAGGAGAAGAACGAGTTTCCATCGGCGCATACCTAAAGATTGGATCTTTACTAGTAACAACTCCTGCAGCGTGAATACCAGTACCCCTAATTCGACCACGTAATTGCTCTCCATACATCTCCACCTCTGGATATTTTTCTCTAAACTCTCTAGTTGATTTTGAAGTACAGTATTCGTCCCAAGTGTCAACCATCTTTAAAACCTTGTTAACATCTGTTAGTGGAATATTTAATACTCTTGCAACATCTCGTACGACTCCTTTATCTTTAAACTGTAAGAACGTAGCAATGGATGCAACGTGCCTATATTGTCTAACTAGATAGTCTTTAACCTCATCACGGCGAGAGTCTTGAATGTCCGTATCAATATCTGGAAAGTCATTACGATCTGGATTAATAAAACGAAAGAACAGCAGTCCATACTTTAATGGATCAACATCTGTTATTCCGAGTGTGTAGCATACTAAAGAACCTGCTGCAGATCCACGCCCTGGACCAACCATAATGCCTTCCTTCTTTGCCCAAGCAATCATGCTCTGAACAACAAGGAAGTATGGAGCAAACTTTTTATTTTTAATAATCTCTAATTCTTCTTCAACTCTAGCAACATATTCTTCATTATCCGACAACCCCTTTAACTCTAAACCCTCAAATGCAATCTTTCGTAATTGTTTGTCTGGACTCTTATACTGTACTGGAAGTAGATTTAAGCCTTCTTCTATACCATAGTCTTCTACTGTATCTGCCAATAGTAGTGTGTTTGAGTATATGTCTGCCCTATCTATCCCCTGCAATTCCATGGCAGCCTTAATCTCATCATAAGATAAAAGGTGGATATCAAATTTATTAAATGTTATTTGTCGATCTTCTCCGTATAGGTAGTCAAGGCGCTCCATCATAGATTCGATCTTTGCTGACTTTGCATATGTTGTATCTTTACTTATTTTGCCGTGGGTGTTCATTAATAATTTAAATTCTTGAATTTCTTTTTGTGATGGGTCAACGTGGTGACAGTCTGGAGTCACAACAACTTTAATATTAAATTCATCTGCTAAAGCAATAAGATGCTTATTTATACTTGCTTCGTTGTGGGGCATTACCTCAATGTAGTAGTCATCTCCAAAACGATCTTTAAACCAGGAGATATACTTCTTGGCAAGTGCAAACTCTTCTTCTTCTAATGCCTTGACCAAAACGCTACTTGGGCAGGCAGAGGTTACAATAATTCCCTCTTTGTATTTTTCTAATATTGTAAAGTCAAACCTTGGCTTTTTAAAGAATCCATCAGTCCAAGATAATTCGCTAATCTTATTTAAGTTTTCTAAACCAATTTTATTCTTGGCTAGAAGGATAATGTGATTATAGACAAGATCTTGTTGACCTTCTCTTTCAGATTTATCTCGTGTATCAGATATATCTGCACACATGTATCCTTCTAGACCTAGAATCGGTTTAACGCCCTTTGCTTTTGCAACACGGTGCAGTTCCCTGTGCCCAGATAAAGTACCGTGGTCGGTGATAGCAATTGCTGGCATCCCCAACTCAACTGCACGGTCAACGTATTCTTCTGGAGTAGCAACACCATCAAATAATGAATAGTGTGTGTGGACGTGTAAACCTACGTAGTTCATTCTTACCAGTCTGCGTTTGTTGCAGATGTGGTTGTTGGGCCATCAAAGCCCAAGTAGAATGCTTCTTGTTCTGCGTAAGGAATGTTACGAAGTGCAAGTTCAAGAGGGTATGGCTCTGTACCTTCCCAGTTGAACGGTTCCTTATCTGGTGCAGATGGAATCAAAGTGTAACTTGTTTCAGTTCCCTGACCATTACGCTTTACCTTCCAAACAAGATTTGAGATGCTTCCTGTTTCTAGGGCATACTCACGAATTGTATTGAATGCTGATTGCTTACTAACACCCATTGACCAAATTGCAACATATGGCTTTTCAATTCCATCGTCAACGAGAACGTTGCAATAGAAACGAAGACGTGCTCGCCATCCAGCCTTTGGATCTTTGCGGTGCATCTCTTCAGCCCAGTCACGGCCTTCTGATTCCATTGTGTCTACAGCCTTGCGCTTATAGTCCTTTGGATTTGTGTGTTCTTTAACTACAAGTGCAAGTCCACGACCTTCGTTGTAGTTTGCAGATTCATCGTCTAATTCTTCAATAAAACGAATCTTTACTGCTTGACCGTCAGCAAGTTTTAGCCACTTGACCTTCGGTGAGTTTTCATCATACTTTGGCTTATCGAGCAGGGCATTGATTGCTTTTAGTCCCTTTACTACGCTCATATTATTCTCCTTTGTGTTGTTATCTTAGTTTAGCATAGACATGATAGATTTGTCAAACTGGAACTGTAACCCAGCAATTGAATCGTCATCCATGTCGCCTATGTCTTTATATTGTTTATCTAACTTTATAACGGAAACACGAGATCCAAGTTTTTCAATTATCCTGTCTTTCATATTTCCTCCCGCTTCATCATTATCTGCAACAACTATAATGTTGTTGAAATATTTCTGAAGCAATTCTACTTGCGCCTTAGATACATTTGCCCCAAGGGTTGCTACTGCTGGGATGCCAACTTGATCTAGCCTAATAGCGTCAAATGATGACTCAACTATATAGACATTATCAGACGTCTTTACTCTATGCAAATTAAATAAAGTCTTTGCTTTTGGTAGACCTGGAGTATTTTTAAACTCCTTGCCCTCAACAGATCTTCCAACAAAACCTATAGGAATTCCTTCTGGACTATGAACTGGGACGGTAACCATGTCCTGCTTAATAGAGTATCCCAAAGAAAACTTTGACCAGGAATCTGTATTTATTTTCCTATACTTAAAATAGTTTTTTGCTCTATCGGAAACCAGTAAGCCGTTGTATAAGCGCTTTAAGACTACCTCGTCAAACGGAATGAATTCTGGCTTTGCGTATAGTTGTTTCTGTACTTCTGCTTCAAGGTTAGTTTCACCTTCTTTTGATTTTATAAATCTGGCTGCCTCAAAATATGATCTGCCAGACGAATGCATGACAACTTCAATAAGAGGTGCGGTCTTCTGACAAGAGAAACAGAAAAACAATCCATTCTCTTTGTGGACCTCTCCTGCTGGGGTGCGACTGTTATTATGGAAAGGGCAAAATATAATGTAGTTTAAATCTAAGTCAGATTCGACTTCAATGCCTGCGCCCGTGAGGACTCTTTTAATTTGTTCGGCGGTGTATAAATCACCTTGTGCCCGTCTATTCCATCTATCCATTCGCTCTGCTTTCTTCCTACGTATATTCCATGTACCGTGATTTCAAACTCAAAATACTTCTTCTTACTATTATAGTCTACCGTAAAATCTACTTCTATGTCAAGCCTTGGAACGTACCCTGTTAGTTTCATTTCTGATACCAGCAGTCTAACATACTCCTGTTTAAGTCTGGCTAGGGCTGACTCATCGTGAATAACCCCTGATAGGTTAAATCGCTTGATGGGTTTATGATGTACGTTTGCCATACATTAATTATACCCATATGTTTACTTATCCTCAAAGTCTTTGTATCTGTAGTATCCCTTGTCAAAATCACACTGAACTAGGAAGTCCCCCATATATCCATTACGATTTTTACGAAAAGCACATTCAATAATGTCGCTGTTTGTAGCACGGCCAAGGGCAAGAACCCAGTCAGCATCGTAGGCAATTTGTCTAGACCAAGATGTTTGACCAAGTGTTGGAACGCTGTTTAGGTCGTTGGCATCATCAGGGGTAGCGGATGAAATTGCAATAATAGGAACTTCTTCTCCAATTGCCATTAGTTTAAGTTCTCGTGATAAGTTCTTCATTCTTACCGTTTCATTATCTGACTTCTGATTGGGAGCCATCAACTGAAGATAGTCAACAATTACAAAGTCTGGCTTGTATTGATCAATCTTTCCACGAAGAACTGATGGGTTAATTTCTCCACCACTATCATTTGATATAATATGAAACTCTGGCTTTCCCTGAAGATTCTTTGCATGCCACTCTTTAAGCATTTCAATCTCAATTTCGCCATTACTAATTTTTCTGTGTGACCAACGGCCCTCACCCATGATAGTAAACACACGGTTACGAACCTCTGTTTCACTCATTTCAAGACTGATGACCATTGGGCTACGACCCTGTTTCCAGGCCTGTACGGCGAAGTAGAGAGCCAACCAGGACTTTCCAATACCTGGGTATGCAAGGAAGACTCCCAACTGCCCTGGCATGATTCCAGAAGGCAGGTAATTATCAAAACCTGGAAGACCAGTCTTAATGCCTACATGTCCTAAAGCCTGCATCTTCTTTACACTTTCAAAGTATGCGACTGCAGACTCTAGGTCAGTAACATCAATATCACGGATTGCGGATGTATTCTTTTTTAATGCTGATGTAGATGTGATCAAAGAGTCTAGAGCCTCTGGACCATTACCAGACTGAACATCCGATGCTGCTGATCTTATTATATCTTTAAGGCTATCTGTTAAATATTCTGCACGTAACTCTTCTAGGTGGTGCTTTGTTGCACCAATCTCTTCTGTGGGGGAGAAGTCTCTAAATTTCTCAACAACCAAACTAACTGGAGGGGTAGAACCATTAGCCTCAAAGTACTTTCGGATAAATGTCCAAATGTCTCCGTGGGTTCTGAGAATTGAATCAATGTTGGCTTGAAGTAGAACATGGGCTTGTTTGTCTTTCAATACTGCAGAAATCAATTTTGACTCTGTATTACTCACTTAGCCACTCCTTTGCTTTTGCCCTGCGCTCTAGTCGTTCCTTGTCGTCTTTTTTCTTATCTAGTCTTGCTTGTAATATTTTCTCTGCATTGTATGCAAAGTAATTCCAAGAAGGAGAGGAAGCAACACTAAAATAGTACTCAAGTAAATCATAGCATTCCCCTATTCCGTAGGACTCTACGAGTGCGTCGGAAGCCCATTGTTCAACGTTTAAATTCAGTGATGGCTTTGACTCGTACCTTGCTGTGTGATACTTACTGTATCTTGAAAGCAAAGCCATTCGGTCTTTGCGTTCGGCCATTACTCGTTTATTTCAGACTTTGCTTCGTTAATTTTAGTAGTCAGTTTGTCTTCAACAAACTTATAAACACGCTCAAAGGCTTGGTCAACTGTTTCTCCATTTTTGCGATTGTCAACAACCCCAAGATCCAGTCTAAGCGACTGAAAATTTCCCAGGTTAAGCGTGTATCCTAATGTTACAGATACCTTAGTTTCTTCGTTATTCATCCTATACCCCTTAATTAATTGATTCGTTCCAAATTGGAATAAATCGTCCATCTTCAGTTTTCGTATATTTAAGTATACCATCCCCCATTCGCCTTGTCAATTCAGCCTTTGTGGGTGTTATATCGTTTGTTATTAAATTATCTTTTCTTGGTCTACCAATGTGGTGTGTAGCAAGTATATCACGAATCTCTCTTACTTGGGATTCTGAGTAATAGGATCTTACTTGCCATCCCCTGTCCCCGCCTTTCTGTGACCCCGTAGGGAATGGAATGACTCCTCGTTTCATTAATGATGGCATATATTTTTTATGACGATTAACTAAATCAGCAGTCTGGCCTACAGTATATGCTCGTTCTCTTTTATTTTTAAAATCACTAATTAAACAACTTTCGATTTGATCTTTTGTAATATTATAAACAGACATAATGCCATTGGATTGGTTGTAATGATATATGCGAACAAGGTCTTTATTTAAAAACCAAACTTTTTTATTGCCAGGAATTACAGGGAGGAGATTGTAGCCTTCGACCTCTGTAGTTCCTTTTTTAGTAGCCATCTTCCCTCTTCCGAACTATTAGGTGGATTAAAAAACCTTCTAGATCCACAGAGCATGCAATATGATTCGAGATGCATTGGAGATGAATATATCCTGTCTAAGAACATTCTTCCTTTGCATTTTAAGCATCTCAGCATTAATTTGGTATGCCGATGATAATAAGATTAACTCCAGCAGTTACAATACCGCCTTTGTTAAATCGGACAGATCCCTCAACCTTGTTTGTAGATGGTGGTTTAATAACTACCGACATATCACGACCAGCATCGGTTCCTCCTGCATTCACAACAGTTGCAACAACTATTGGAGCATATTTAAAATCTGTTGAAAAGTCATATGAAAAATCTTTTTCTTCTGAAGCGGTTACAGATGTATTATTATTAATTGATACATATCCACCAATCATTCTTGCCTCTGAAGTTCTTACACTCTGTTTGCCAGCAGAGCCAGCATCAACAGTTACATACTTGTATGTTGAAGGAGAAATTGCAGATGCAAGATCATTAATAGCATTAGCCATCTGGTATACATATGTAACATCTAGCGGTTGACCACGCTCAGGTAGGGGTATTTTTGCCATACTTAATTATACCACTAGGCCAGTGATATAACTCCGCTTTCCCATAAAGTTGAATTTTCGAATCTTTGTTTTTGATAAGTCTCTTGCTGTACTGCAACCTGTACGGTAGTTTTTGCCTGTTTCTTTAAAGTTGCAAAATAAGATGATGACACAGTTGTAACAAAAGACCAGTCTGTATCTCCAGACCACTTGACATAAACATCAAACTTATCAGAAATTTTTCCACTTGAGTGGTCCCAAACCGCTATAACATTTGGACCAGAAACGGCAACATTAAAGTTCATGTTTGCTGGTTTTGCAACTATCATACTTCTTTGTGGAGACCAGTGCGATGATCTATTTCCATCAGAAGAAACTACTTTATATCTTATTGTATAAGAACTATTCTTTCCATCATATGCTGGTAGATCTTTTTTTTGGATTATAATATTCTTAATGCCTGAATCTGGATTTGCCATCATTGCACCTCTATAGCAAATCTAAATTCTATATACCCAGAGTAAGATGTCTGCTTTACGATTGGCTTTGAATCTACATTTTTAACAACAGAGTATCCAGTCAGTCCGTATAATGGATTAGATGTTGATTTATTATCTAAACGAAGACCGTCAAAAGATACGTAGTAGTCTGATGAAACAACGTAAACATTCTCTGAATTTTTTCTAAATACTGAGGCATAAGCCTTTACTAAGTTTACAGAGTTCCAAGAGAATGGGGTTAGACCAGAGTTATAGAATAGTTCTTGTAGTTGTTTTGTTACAACAAAATATCTATTTGAAGAAAGATCTATAGACATATCATCCGAGTCTATCTCCATTCTTGCTGTTTGTGTTCCATCTGTTGATGCAAACTCTAGAATAATTTTAAACTTTTCTGGATCTAATCCAGTTTCATTTTTATTAACAATTGAAAAGGCAAGTTTTAGTTCATCAACTGGCGAGTTTCTTGTAAGATCAATAGAGACTCCAGTGTATATCAAACACTTTGATGTTGCTGAGGCTGATAGCCTTGTACCAGTCTTTGTTATTGTTGCTGAATCTCCCCGCACCAAAACCGTTTCATTTAAAAATCTAGATCTTTCATTTCTTGCAATTCTAACGCTTGAGTTGAAAATAGTATTCTCTGCACTTGTTTTTATGACTGGACACTCAACAAGTGCTCCATTTGTGCCAACATTATAAGAACCTAAAATATTATTTGTTACAGCAGTTGTGGCTGTGTTTGTACTAAGTGGATCTAGAATTTGTGGAATTTCCGTAATCAGCCCAGAGCCAGTTCCTGGGGTATACAGTTTCCAATTTTCATTATTAGAAAATGAAAATAAAGACTTGCTGTCATAGGCTCCGTTTGCAGTGTTTGATCCAACAGAGAAAACTCCAACTTCTGATATCTCATATCGTGGAGTAGAGTCTAGTTCTGCAGTAAATACAATCTTAGAGACACCATTCTCTTTTACATATCCTCTTGATGTAATTGGAACTCTTTGCATTTCAAAGTCAAGACTAGTTTTATTGCTCATACTAGAGACCTCTTGATTTGTAAATGCGTGACCCGAATCAACTGGTCTTGGTCCACAGCCTATAGCAATATATGAGGCATAGGCTGGTGCCTGCCCTATAAGGTATTTTGCTAGTATGCTTTTGCCTGTGTTAGTTATCATATTTATCCCGCCCCATATATTGTAGCATTATACTTGGTCCCATTTACCTGAATTTCAACACGTACATTTTCGTCACTACCCAAATTGACAACATTGATGACTAGGTCTCCCGTAGCGCTATCAATATAGACAATGGCCCCATCTGGACCATTTCCGTTTTCTGGAACGTATTTTTCAAACTTTAAGGGGAAAGCATCAAATGTTGATTGAATTGTTCCTTGCATCGCAATCAGGTTTAGTGGGTTGTACTGAAAGAATATGCTACTTAAGTTCCTGATTGGAGAGTACAGGATATCTTGTCCATTTACCATGTCTGATCTTGATAGGCTTAGTAACTCTATCCCACCGATATCTTCAAATATTAGATCACTCATTACCTCAATTGGCATTGGGGCAGTGCCAAAAAGAACTAGGTCTGGCGTTGGTATCTTGACAGCACTTTGAGATGCTGCGCTGCTGGATGCAGGTGTAGTTGGTGTTGCTTCTACTGCCATTTTATATTTCCCCCAAGTATACTGTCATGTCTGGACCTGATACAGATCTAGTGTAGTCTATGCTATATACAACGTATCTTTTATTTTTTGAGTCTAAGACATCAATATCGTTATCTAAGTAATCGATCTTTACAATATCTCCTAGTTGCATTGTTGGTAATGAAAAGATCTTAAGTCCAATAGAGTTTCTGGGCTTCATAATTCTTTGCGTTAGCCAAGACATAAGAGAGTTTGCTTCGTCTGAAGATTGAACATATGGAACATCTAAAGAAAAATCTTTATTACCATGAAGCATTCTGCTTAACTTGATTCCTTCATATTGCTTCTTTACTTTAAACGGAGATGACACAAGACTTGAGCCAGTAAACTGTGGATCAGAAAAATCACTGCCCTTATTAAAAAATTCATCGACTGTCAACTTATTAGCACTTTGCTGCGTAAAGGTTACGCCCTGTATTCTTAAATAATTTCCACTTGATGAGTCCAAACTGATTGCGGTATCTGTTGCATTAAATACCATAAACTCTGCCCCATATGACCCAGCCCTAAATCCAGATACTGAATATGTTTTTAGTGAGTTAAAAGTTGGAGATAGTTTTGCGTATAGCGCTGGATAGGCCTTGTCATACTTAACGTTAAATGTTGCACACTCTCTCATAATTGTTCCAAACTCTTCAAAATATATATTATACTTTGGTGGCTGTGATGGATCAATGCCTGAAAGGTATGTGTTTTGAATCATACCGCTTAGAGCATATTTTTTAAATGATTCATGAACATCTACAGAGTCGTCTCCATATACAGACTGAACTGGTGTTTCAAGAATGTTGGAAGTGTTTTGACTATAGTTTGTTGTTAACGCATATATATTTTCAAACATTATCTTTGATGAACCACGGGTAAATAAAGCCATGTTGTTGTATGTTGGTAGTGGAGATGCATCATCAACAGTCTTTATTAGTACTCCGTTTATGTATAGGTAGAATCTTCTAATATTGCCAATGTCAATATATTCGACTGCAAGATCATAGACTGTTGGGTTTTGTTCAGATGCCATTCTGTATTGGCCAGTAAACAATCCATTGTCTACAATTATGCTGCCCAAGCCTTCCCAAAGTTTGATCGGAACCGCTTTGTTGCTAGAAGAATCTTTTTTTATCTTATAAAACATAATGTTGTTTACATTTGCTTTTGAATTAGAACTGATATTGTTTGATCCTAGTGCTATGATTTCAAAATAATATCCTACATTAGTTTCTGGGTTTAGCAAAACTGCAAGCCCTCCAGATCCTCCTGACACATTGATATTTTTATCTGGTGTAGTTCCTGGAACAACGTAGTATGTTGTATTTCCAACTGCTGACTGTGAGTTAGATAGACCGCTTTCAACCTTTCCAATAATTCTCATTCTTGTTCCAAAGTGTTTGAACTTATCTGTTAGTGGTTTTTTAACATAAGATAAAAAGTTAATTGGTGATTCTTGTGCAGAAAAACTTGGGCCAGATAGGACAAAAGCAGAAGACTGAACAGTTCCAGTCTGAGTTGCTCGTATTGAGTTGATTGTTTTTTCATCTACAAATGTTGTTGATAAGAAGTTTTTAATTATATTAGTTCTTCCACTTTTCTGAGCAGTGGCAGAGTTAACTCCTGCTGCTGCAATTACTCCCGTTGCTGTTCCGTAATTAGTTTTAAATAGATAGTCTGAATTCATGTCGCAACCTCTTACGTTGCTACTATTTAGCCAATGATCTGATATGGCTGCTTTATGCGAAACGACCTCAGTTCCAAACTGTCCACGTCCATGTTCTTCAACTTCGCCATTCTGTAATCTAAGAACACCCTGAAAAGTTTCATATTTTGGAATAGAGTAAATCCTTACTCTTCCTGTTGGATAAAGTTTTCCATTAAATGATATTTTAGAAAAGTAATTAGCGTATTCTTGTGTGCTAGATATCCAAACATTTCCTTGTCCCGATATGCTGTACTCTACAGCATCATACTTAATGATTTCTCCATTAGAGTAAAAATATCCATTGTACCTAGATATCCAGTAAACCCCTTCTCCAAAGTCAATAACATTATCAACAACTATATTATTTTTTACATACGGAACGGTGGCGGACAGGTTTGAATTTAAAGGTATTGCGCTAAGTGTATAGTCTGACTGGTTTGTTATTTGACCAGTAGATGTTTTTGTATTTTCTGTTCCAGTTACTTCCCACAAAAGAACGGGCTTGTATATCCACGTTTTATCAGAATCAATTAGGCTTGCCTGCTTAATTGAGCCGTAGGTTTTTTGTATTGATCTTGTCTCGTAATTAAGAGATCCGTTATTATAAACTAAATTATTCTTTGAAGATACATCAATGATGTTTAGGTCTTTTGATAAAGTAAAATCAGAAACTCTTTCTGTTTCTGTTGGCATCATATAAGATTTACTCATACAGATAAAATTATTGTATTCATCAAAAAACATTGCTGTCTGTGTAGATCTTGCAAGATCTTGTAAAATTTCTGCAATATTTTTATCTGGTGGAATAAAGAAGAATGGGATTATGAGATCTACCTCTCCAGGAACTCTCTTGAATGCATAGTTTGAAAATCCAATGGCGTCTAGTAAAAATGATACTGCAGAACTAAGGCTGGCATCCCTAAATAGTGTTTGTGGCGCAGTGAGTGATTCAAAGTAAAAGAATAGGTCTCTAAGTTCTACAGTAAGTTTCTTGTTAGCAATTTCATATTTTGGGAAACCTTCACAATACATTGTCTTAATTGGCACCATGTAATCATAGCCATTCAAATTTACAGTTACATCATAAATCTTAAATTGTATATGGTTGGTAATATATTTAGAAATAATGCTGCTTGTATTGTTAGCACTAAAAGCATCATCAAAATCAAATAAGGCCAGTGTGCCTGTTGAGGCTAACAGTTGACCAACTGGCAATCCACTTGACCCTAAATCTGAGGCACTCTTCTTTAAGTTTAGAGTAGTAACCTTGTCTGAAACATTTACAGATAGTCTTGGAGATAATTCAATAAGATCTAGTGTTGCTCCAACTTTATTCATTGTTTGTGCAACAATCCTTAGTCCACCAATGTAGTCAAACTCACGGTACTTATATCCGCTATTTGTTGTGGTTGTAAATTTGATTGGAGAAGTAGTATCTGTAACAAAGTTTGTAAGCCTATCAACAGAGTCTTCCTCTAGGTACCAACCATACTCTGGAACAAATGTCTCTCTGTTTCCATTAATAAATATAACGTAATAGCCAATATCAGTATCTGACTGCTTTATAAAATAAGAATATCCATTTACTGACTCGTCTGGCAAGAAGTCTTCAGAGGTATACGTTTCTGCATAAATAAAGATATCTCTATATTTCTTAGGTATCTTTAATCCATAGGCTAACTCAACGTAACCGTCTGTCTTTATTACTGGGGTTCCGTCTTGTCTTAAAGATGTTTCTGTAAATGATACTAGGTCTATCCAGGTATTATTTTTTAGCCCCTGAATTTTCCACCTCAGTGGAACGCTTTTATTAGCATCACCGTATAATGGATCAGAATATGTTCCTGTTGAATTTGAAAATGGCCCAAGGTCAACGTTGCCAGAGTGCGTTTGTAATTTAACGACTACACGGTTTGCTGGAACCTCTTCTTCATAAACAATATATGGTGCTGAATCATTAATTGCATACTGTCCACCAGATGACAGAAAAGAAATTCCGTGCTCAGCATTTCCTTCGGTCCTTAAAGAAGTCCAGTATTTGAATTTATCATTTTTATCAGGCATATAATATCTCGGTCTACGTGCCATGTTTATATTTTGGCTATGAAGATATCTCCCAGGTAGGTATGACGCTTTGTTAATCCCAGATCGTGGCCTAAACTGTTGGAAGCAAGACTCTAAAGAGTAGATCATTTTTAATTTATCTTTTGCTCTTGTTAGTGTAGTTGGAAGATTGTTATCCGTGTACCCACCATCAACAGTTATGTCTGAATCTGTTGCGCCTGTATAATGATTGCCAGCGTCGTTAATGTCAAAAGAAGATACAATGTTGTTATATGTAGATGTTTGATCAGTTGGTCTGTATCTGTAGTTTCCTATTTGCTTAATGTTTGTTGGAATGTTAAGGTTCCACTCTGCAATAACTAAAGAGTTTGTTTGAACTACAGAAGAAGACAGTAGATGCTGGTTTAGTTCTGCATTGTTAAACATTACGCCTCTTCCAGGGTTACCGTAATATCCCAAAAATCATGTAGTGTTTGTCCACGTTTTCCAACCTTATAATTAAAGTTTGAGATATACACTTCAACGATATCGTTGTATTGCTGCAAGTGCATTTTAGCCTCTGAGTCAGATCCAAACGTATTGTATTTGTCGTAAGACAAAAACATCCAAAAAGAACCTTTATGGTTTTCATACCAGTCTAACAGTTCTACTCCACCTGCTCCACCATCTACAGTAAACCCAATGCCAGCGCTAGTCTTTTTTCCCATTACGGAAAACTCTGGGGCATCTGAAAATGCTCTTGATGGAAGTCCTGTCCACGAGACAGTAAACTTATTCTTGTCTGCAATATGATAAGATCTTGATTTACCATTTACAGTTCTTTCACGCTTCTCAATTCTTTCTGTTGATATATCAATAGGGGCTCTTCCGTGATCTGATAGCACAATGAATTGATTGACTAAGGTATCTGTTGTTGCTGTTGCACCCTTTTCTAATCCGTTTGGCACGTACAGTCCATTGTCTAACTTCCCCGAATTTTCAGACCAAAGCAACGCTTGGGGCCTTCCCCACTTTTTGCGTCCTGACATATACGATGCGGTTGCCATTATAGTCTGTTGCTCCTAATTCGTTGATTGTCTACTTGCCTAATTTGTTCAATGATTGTCTGGGCTATATCGTTTGGATTTGCATCAGACTTAACATTAACGCTTAGGTTATAATTATACACTGAGCCAAGGTCTGTATTGCCAGTATTTATAGACCTAAGTTTATCTACTCCAAAGTTATCTACCGCAAACTTACTTACAACAAACTCTCCAGGACTTAACATTGCAGGAATTGTATCAGTTCCAATTGGAATCATATTAAATCCACCCTGTGCAAAGTATCTTGGAACCATTCCGCCCGAAGCCATAGCATATGGAGCCCACTTTCCTCCTGCTGTCTTGCTTGTATTTGCACTTCCTGTATTTGAGTCTGCAGTTCCTCCATCTGACTTACCACCAGTCTTTGCAGCAACTGCAACAGTTGTTACATAGTTGGTGATATAGTTTGTAATATTGTGAATTTCGTCATACACATGCTTTGTGTATAGACTCTTAGGAATCTTATTCATAGTGTCAAGAACTGAAGCCCAACTATTTTTATTGTTTAGCGCTGAATCTGCTGCTGCCTCCATAGCAACTGCATAGGCTTCGGATAGTGGCTCGCCTTCTTCCATCTTTGCAACTATCTCTTCCCACATTTCAAGTGTGTGCCCAGAACTATCATCTAAAGCCATGATCTGATCTACAACTGCTTGAGCAGATATTTCCTCTAAAGCAAGTTGTGCATCCTGTTGCATTAATGTATCAAGAATAGTTTTTTGATCAGCAAGTTGAGTTTGTATTGTTGCGTTTATTGTATCAAAGTCAGATTGTAGTTTTTCGGCTGCTGCGACTTGGGCTTCTTGATATACGACTATCTGAGCCTGCGCTTCTTCTATTGCCTTCTCTGCAGCAAGCCTTGCTGGATCTGTTTCTAACTTGAAGAGTTCTTGAGAAATTTGGTACTGTCTTTCTTGTAACTGCTCTTGACTTTGTCCAGAATCATTTTTTAGATTTTTTATCTCATTGTTGCGTGACTGATCCATTGCAGATGAAACTCCGCCTGCGTAATTGGACGCATCTGCTGCTCTCATATCCTGAGCAGCCTTTGCTGCTGCTGCTATATCTCCAGATGACAATGCGTCTGCTAAGCCCAACTGTTGCTGTTGTTGGCGAATAATATTTTCATTAATACGCTGTACGTTTGCAAGGGCTTCGGCTTGAGCGTCATACTTCTTATTAATCTCATCAGCAGAGTGAGCCATAATCGATAAGTCGTTTGAAATTTTATTAGACTCGACACCAAGAGCCTTTGCTGGATCTTCAAAATTCTTCTTAATGAAGTCTTGCTTTGTTTTAATGATTGACTCTTGTGACTTAATTAGACTTTCATACTTTTTAGCGTTTGTCTCTAAGTCTTTAGAAAGTTTATTTTGGGCAGTTGTAAGTTGTGATTCAAGGGCTGTAGTCTTTGCTGTTGCAACGCCAATTGCTTGTGCTAGTGATGCACGTTGCTTTTGAATACTTGCCAATGACTTGCCCATCATTCCTGCAGATGGGTCTACACCATTCTTTACCGCTGCCTGGTATCCTGCTTCTCCAACATTCCAAGAAGCCTTTCCACCAAGAGCAGTGTTGTCTGATGTCTGAGCCTTGCGTAATTCGTTTATTGACATGTTAGAGTATGCAGTTTTTCTAACATTCATAATCTTTTGTGCAGCCTCAAGACCCTTTGTAGCCTTGCCCTTTAAATCAGAATTTGCATATTCAAGTGCAATCTTAATTGTTGAATTTGCTTGAACTGCCTCTAAGCCCTTCGCAATGGCCTCAACTTGCTCCTTGGCTTTTTCTGCATCTGTTCCATAAGTTTCCATTGCTGCGATGGCGCCTGCAAGAGATTTTGGATCTGAGATTAATGAGTTTAATGCCTTTGGAGACATGGCTGGGCCATTCTTAGCAAAGAATTCTAGTACTGCTGGAATCTTTGTATTATTACTTTGTTCTTCAATAGCAGTCTTTCCAACATTAATTAATTCATTAATCTTTTCTCGTGCAACTCTTTGCTTTTCTAGTGCAATGTTTGTTGCTAACTCTTTGTCTGTAATCTTGCCTGTGGCAATAACTGTTGTCATTGCTTCATCTGAAAGTACCTGCTGAATTTCAGAGTTAGACATTCCAAGCGCAGCCAACTTCTTTGTTACAATTTCTTGTTCATTTAAATTCTTAAGAACTGCTTTTTGTGCAACAATAAAATCTCCAGTAATTGCTTTATTGAGTCCAGCCTCTACCTGTTGTGCATTCTTGCTAAATACAACATCTCCAACTTTTCCATCCTTAATGACCTTACCAGTAAATGGATCAATAGCCTTGCCTTTATTTTTCCCAGTTCCAGCCTTGGCGGTACGCATAAACTTTGCTTGCTCTTTTGGATCAAGACCCATAATGAAGTCCATGTACTGAGAGTTCTTGCCCTTATCCTGCATTTGTTCTTTAATGCCCTTGTATGCATCTCCAATACCGCCCTTCTTTGCTGCTAGAAGTGCTTTATTTAAAGCCTTAATTCCACCCTCTGCATTTATAGATGCAAGGCGAACCTCTTTAAGTCTCTTTAGTAAATCTGCATATGGGTCTGCTGGCTTTGTGCCTGATCCAGTGTCTGTAGCCTTGCCTGCTGCCTTTGATGCAACAACTGGATCTACTCCATATTTTGCTACGACCATTGCGTTTGCAGTCTTTGCTGCTGCTGCTGGATCATTAAGTGTTCCCGATGTAAGGGTATTAAATTTTGTAGTATAGGCTGTTGTATATTCTTTTGAACCTTTTGCTCCAAAGCCAAGTGCTTCTTGTTCTGCAAGTTTTGCAGCCCATGCTCTGCGAGCATCTTCGTTTTCAAAACTAATTAGAGTATTGTGTAATGCTGTATAGGTCTGTATTGCTTCTTTTTGAACTGGATCTTTAAGATTACTAAAGTATGTCCAGTTATCAATAATTCCCTGCATATTTGTACCAGTGTCTTTGCCAAAATCAATAATGGCTTGCTTTTCAATTGGACTCTTCATTGCTTCAATTAGATCAAGTTTTGCAGCAAGTTTTTCTAATCCTGGAAGACCTACTGTATCAATGTAGGCACTCATGTCTATTTCTAATCCATCTGATGCGCTAAGAAGTGCCAAAGCCTTACCAACTCTATCAAACTCTGCTGGACTCTTTCTGACCATATTAACAACAATGTTTTGTGCTGTTGTCTTGTTTTTCATTCCAGAAAGAAGTGATGTTAGTTCTGCTACCTTTGTAGCACCTTGTTTTTTAATTCCCACATTTAAAGCAACATCCATACTTGCAAGGTTGCCATTAAATATCTTCATCATTGTTTCCACTTGTTGAGGATTCATTTGACCAGAAGCCATAAGCATTTGAATCTTTCCTTCAAACACCCTTCCTGCTGCAACGCTTCCAAATGATTTGTCTTCATCGGCACGTGCGCCAAGATTAAGAACTCTTTGTGCAGATGCCTCATATGCTGTTCCTTTGTACTTAGCCTTTACATCAGCCTTGCTAGCATCAAAGAATGCATCTTCTTTTGCAGTGCCTGTATAATCTCCAATTATTTCATCTCTTAAATATCCTTCTTGTCTTAATACCTGGGCAGCAACAAGCCTGTTCATCTTTTCCATTCCAGCAATCTGCTGATCTTGAACTGCCTTAATCTGATTATCTAATTCTAATTGTCTTTCTTTGTTGGTTGTTGCAGCACGTTGTGCTGTCAAAGACTTTACCTGGTCTTCATAGTATCTTGCCATTCCGTCGGCTTGCATCTGTGCCATTTCAATCGCATTAGCACCAGAGGCAGCAAGTTGTGCTGCTTCAGTTCTACCGCTATTGCCTTTTGCTAAAGCCTCATTTAGTCCTTGGACTACCTGGTCTGATCTTCCTCCAGCAACTACTGCAAGTCTTGTTCTTACTGTTAATGGATCTCTTGTTAAGTCTTCTCCATTTGCACCGATAAGATTTCTTAGTTGTCCATCAACCTTCATAGATATGCTAGAGTCTTTTAGGTTAACTCCAAGTTGGTAGGCTGTTTGACTTGCAAGGTCTGCGCTCATAGTTCCATCAGCAACTGCTGCTGCTAATTGCATTGCAAACTGCTGGGCTGCTACTTCAGAACCATTCTCATTTGCGTTCTTTGTGTATGTTGCTGTCAACTCTTTACCAGTTGCGGACCCCATAAACTTCTCGCCTTCCATGGTTCCCTTACGTGCTGCCTCATTATATCCAGAAAGAAGTCCATCGCCTCTTCTCTTGTTCATAATTTCAGATGCACCAACAAGACCAGTTTCTTGGCCAATCTTTTTCATTAGATCAGATGTAGCAGATGTTGCTGTTACAAATTTTGCAGTTGCTATTGCTGCGCCTTCAAAATGTTTATTAAGTAAGTATGCTCCGCCACCAACGGCTGCAAGACCTGCAACAGCCCAACCTACTGGACCCATTCCTGCTAGTGCTGGGGCAATAGATGCAACTGTAGATGCTGCTCCAAGTGCTCCTGTTACTGCTGGTGGTGCCCCCATGGTGCCTGCGACCATAGTAGCCATTCCTAGGCCTCCAGCAGCCTTGCCAGAGAACTTTCCAACCTTTTCTCTACGCATGCCACGCTTCATCTTATTGTATGTCTTCTTGTCCATTGGGTCGCCTGTACCTGGATCAATAAATACTTTTCCATCTTCACGAGCATATCCAGAGGCTTCTTTGAGCGCTTGTTCTTTTGTAAGTCTGTTATCAAGATTTTGTGACTGTGAAGCAGAAGAACTAATCTTTGCACGAAGTGCAGCAAGTTCTCTTTCTTTCTCTGCAAGAATTTCACGATCTTTCTTTGAAATTTGATCTGCAAGCATAGAAGATGTTTGCTGTGCATTTGCTGTTTGATCTGCTGCATTTGCAATTTGTTGTGAACTATTTGCTGTTGCTTCAGCAAGATCTGACGCTGTTACTATGTTATCTTGATGTCTTCTCTGTGCCTCTAGTGAATCCCCAGTTGCCTTAGATAGTTTATCTACCTCTAGTGTTAGCGTTGCAGATGATTTATCAATTCTGTCAGAACTGGATCCAGAGGATATTGAACCCTTACCTGATCTTCTTCTCCTATCAAGAGATTTAAGAACCTGTCTTTGGTCTCTCATATCTGGGGTATCTATATCATCATAAAATTCTTTATTATCAGTGTCAATCTTGGCAGCATTCTTTAGTTTATCTGACTGTGCTGATACATCCTTAGTTTTTGATGCTAGCCCTTGACTTAGTCCATCTCCAATATCTTGTCCAAGTTTTTTAGTTCTCTTTGATGGCGATGCTGTCTTTGCAATCTCTTTTTCTGCTCTTGTCAAATCTTTATCTAATGCATCGCTAATTTCTGTTGAAGCCTTTACAAATTCTGGATTTCTTTTCCTGTATGGCTTTACACTTGATGAAGCACCAAGTTCTGATCTTAGGGCTGTTTCTTTGGCTGCTAAAGATATTCTTTGACCTTCTGAGCCACGATTCTCTGCACCGCCAAAAGTACCAACAACTGAAGTTGATTTGGCATCAGCAATTGCCTGCTTCATCATTCCACTGACGGAATCCCCAAGTTGAGATTGTGCTTGCTCTACTGCTGCGTAAAATTCTGGATCATTAACAAACTCTGTTGGAATCTTTGAAACTTCGCTTGAAATTCTGCCTGCAAACACCTGCATATCTGCATGCATTTGAGATGCAATTGCAGGATCATTAAGTGCTTCTTGCAATGACATCCCCATAGACCTTGCATACTGATCATACATCGGGGCCATTGTAATTGACATATCTTCGCCACTAAACCTAGAGGCAAGATCTGTAGGAGACATCTGTCCCTTATTTGCTTTTTCTGGAAGCATGAATCCAAAATTGCTAAACTGTCTAACATATCCATTTGGATCTCCTGCTCTAGCAGCATCTGCTGAAGACTGTAGGTGCTTTCCAACTCCAGATGTTTTTGATGTTGCTAAGTCTGCAAGCCTTTGCAGTTCTTGTGGATCTCTTATTGGGGCGCCTGGCGCCTGACCATGAGCAAATACAAGATTCTCTCCGTTGAACGTTGTTGCAGAGGTTCCCTTTGGTCTATTTCTTGCTACGCCTTCTTGTTCAAGAATGTTTTTTAATGTTTCCCCAGATAACTTTTTAAATCCATCTCCTGCTGCTCTTGCTTCATCTTCAAGTCTTTGCAATACACGAGATACTCCTTCAATGTCTTTGCTGAACTTAGATAGTTCTGAAATTAATGCAAGATTTGCGCTTTGTGGTGTTGCTCTATTTGGTATTGCATAACTTCTGCCACCAAAAGAAATATTTGATCCATCTGCACCAATACCATCTCTACCAGTTGCATATCCTGGAACAGAATCATTTCCAATTGCTCTTAGTAGTGGTCCATACTTATCAGTGTTTTCTTTTGATACAACAGTCTCTCCTGGTTCAAGCATGGCTGGGACTTTATCGCCAGTACCAGTACCTGGAACGCTGAATACACCCTCTGCATACTTTCTTGGAGCAAGACCTGATGTTGCGCCCATCGCACCAGGGGCTGCATTAAATAATCCTGGGGATGACATTGCAAGTGCTCTTGCCTGTGATGCTGCATTTCCATATGCTGCTGCCAAGGCATTTGCTGCTCCTGCTTCAACATTAAATGTTTCAATTAATTTTTGATGTGATGTATGAAGTGCGTTAGACTGTGCAAGGCTTTCAATCTGTTGCTGAGTCATATAGTCAAAGCCTGCACCAAGGACGTTGCTTTGTCCATTAAGTTTTGCCATTCCTCCACGGAGCATTGCAAAGAACTTGATTACGTTTGCAGTTCCGTTAGCAAGCAAACCAAAAGCCATGAGTGCAACTGGTGCCAAACCTCCAACCACTCCAACAATAGTTGTTATGATTTTCTTTGTTCCATCACTTAGGTTATTAAACTTTGCTAATATATCTCCAACAAATTTTACAATAGGTGTTGCAGCCTCAAGGAATGCCTTACCCAAAGGCATCAATTGAACCTTCATATCTTCAATTGCCTTTTGGAATTTCTTTCCAGTTGCATTTTCAATCTTTGATGTTTCTCGCTCTGCCAGGATTGCTAACTCTTCCATAGAGGCGCCTGCCAAACCTAGTGCTCTAGAAGCCTGACTACCATCTTTTGTTATGTTCTGGAATAATGTTGATAGACGGGCAAACTGGAACTTACCAAACATCTGCTCAATTGCTCTAGCACGGTTGAGTGGATCTAGTGTATCTAATGCTCTTGCAAATCCTACTACGGTTCCCTTTATGTCCCCCGCATTATTATTTACAATTCCCTTGATATTAATACCAAGCCCAGCGAGCATCTCTGCTGCTTTCTTGGAAGGGTTAATCATAGATGCAAGACCAGATTTAAGTGCGTTAGCACCTTCTGATGCGTTGATGCCACCTTCCTTCATTGCTGTTAGGAAGAACGCAAGATCTTCAACAGATCCTCCAAGTTGCTTGATTACTGGGGCTGCTTTTGGAATTGCAATTGTTAAATCTTCAATAGATAGAACAGTTTGGTTTTCTACAGCGTTGAGAAAGTTAATCTTGGTTGCTAATTGTTCAGAAGATATTCCAAAAGCATTTTGCAAAGATATAGTAGTCTCTAGGGCTTGTTGCTGATCAACCTGACCAAGAACAGCAAGCCTAGTTGCCTGTGTTACTTGAGCGGTAAGTGCTGCGCCAGCATAGCCTGCTGCTGCTGCATCTGCAGCCATGTTCATTGTATCTTTTACTGCAACACCATACTTGGTAAACTCACCAGCGAGTCTTTTAATTCCATCAACAGCCTTATCTGTTTCTGCAACGCTAGTTGCCATATCCCCGTATACACGCTGGAATTTTACAGTTGCTTCTTCCATTTCTCTAAATGTTTTAGCAGCAAAGGATCCAAGCATTGTAAGAGGAATTGTTAAACCAACCATTAACTGACGGCCTGCCCACTGAGTATTCTTACCAAAATTCAATAGTTGTGTTGAACCCTGCTTGAGTAGTTGGTTGAGGAACTGCTGTCTTTGTGCAGCCATCTGAACACGTGTTGCATAATCCGTATAAGCGCCATTGGTCATTTGCAGATGCTTTGGCATGACCTGAAGCGTCTTTACTAATTGACCATTAGCATTTGTTAATTGGACATATTGACTTTGAAGTGTCTTTACTCTATCCTTGCTTGCACGTTGAAGGATTTCCTTCTCTTGAGCAAAGAAGTTTTTTAAGACATTGCTGTTTAATGATGTGGCTGCTGCGGTGTATCTAAAATATTGTTTAAGGCTTAACTGGTTTTTTTCTAGCGCACTGGTGAAGGCTGCAGTGGAAGTGTGGACATCCTTTTGGCTAGCAATGAACTTTCCAGTTTGATTAATCGACTGGATGAGTTGGCTGTTTAAACCCTTTTGTGCATTTTCAGCAGCAATGTTTCCTTGTGTTAAGGATTGGTTAAACTTGCTTAGACCAGCCTGAAGCCTTCTTAATTCTGAAAGAGCCGTGGCCGTATCAAAATGTATGCCTATATTAGCATTTACATCAGACACGTTTCATTCCACCTCTTTACATTATTTTTACTTAGTTAAAGAATTAACTAATGCAGTTGGATCAGCAAGTTGGATTCCAGAGGCTGCATCTACTACTTCATATACTGTAGGTAGGTCGATGTTTTCTTCTAGTGCTGCTCTATCGTCTGCGAGTTCTGGACTGTACTGCTTGAATGCGATCTGTACGCAATCAAGAAGAATGTCCATAGACTTTTCATTATTGTCTGCCACTGTGCTTAGTTCTTGGAACTTTTGCATGAATGGCTTAAGTAGTGAAATCTTTAGTGGTTGTACTGTTACCTTTGTACCGTCGATTAAAACTACGTGCTTTTTATCTGTTGTGGCTTTGTCTGCCATAGTATTTCCTCCTGTGGATTGTTAAATTAATTATACCACAGCAAGCGTGTTTTTTTAACCCTCTACAATTTCGTAGTCTATACCCATACCTACACCAAACCCTGCCTTTGATGCTGTTGCACCTTGATAGGCAAGAATGTCATTTCCATCAACTGCTTGACCTTTACTGAATACCCTGGCCTTCATGTCTTCCCATTCTTGCTGACCGCCACCAGAACCAGCATCTAAATCTACTCCTTGCATTGCTGCTATAAATTTCTTTTCGTTATGATCCAATTCTCTTTTAACACTGAGGGTTGCAAGTATCTCTGGCATAGACATTGACTTTTCTAGTTCTAGATAATCTTTCCAGATCCCAAGCAAAAATACTTCTGATTCTATCTTTGCTAAATCTAATTCTTCCCAGGAAGATCCACTGTCTACTGCCTGCTTTTTTACAGACTCTTCTGAATCTTTATTTACTTTAATACCTGCAGCATAGTTGAGGAGTTTGTATACAATTGGCATGTTACATATGTCTTCTGCTTCTGGATAAAACTCTGGGCAGTATTGCTTTAATGCTATAGAGGCACACAAAGCAAGGTTAGTCATTGCTTCATCATCACCATCAGAGTTTTTAACAAGTTCAAAGGCATCCATTAATTCTCTTAAATATTTTATCTTTAATGGTACTGCTTCAACTATAACTCCATTGAGTAATTCTACTTGTCCTGATTCATATATTTTTGTTGCCATTATATAAGTATACCAAAAGAAAAAGCCCCATCCGTTAGGATGAGGCCAATTCTATTATTAAGTTGTGGTTTAAAGATTAAGCGCCTCCGCCAGCAGTGCCAACGGTACGGTCAACGATCTTTCCGTATGAACCAGATGAGTCATCTGGAAGTAGACGGAATGAAACTTCAAACATAGAAGCAGCATCACGCTTTGCAGATACTGTTACGCTTTCGATTGAAAGTGCACGGTATGCAGTGTAGATACGCTCCTTTGCAACTGCTGCGTCGCCAGATCCTGGACCTACAGCAATTAGACCTGCTTCAACTGGGACATCGCCCAAGTCTCCTGCAGATAGGTTAAGTGTTGGGTTTCCCGCAACTGTAGACAAGTTAGAATCCTTTGCTGCTAATGCAACTAGAAGGTTTTCCATTGTTGCTTCAGCGAATGATGTCTTTAGATTGACCTTCATACCTTGCTTGAACAACTTTGCTACGTCAAGAACCTGATCAACAGCAACTTCACCGAAATCTGGCTGGAACTGTAGTTCTAGACCATTGCTGGTATAGCCTACGTTACGCCACTTTGCAGTGTTGGCTGATGCTGAAAGGGTCTCTGTGTACTTTGTACCAGACACGAATGCTGGAACTGAAGTAGATGGTGTAAGGGCACCGTCTTCGTATGTGAAGAGCGCTGCTGCGCCAACGATTATGTTAGCGTTACTTCCTCTTGAATATGCCATATTTTTTCACCTTTTCCTTTATATGAAATAAAGGGCTTGTTTCCTCGTATTAATTATAACAG